CTTTTTATGGGCTGGCAGGACAGAGTATAAAAACTTTGACTGAATTAAAACAAATGCAGCCAACTCTTTAGGAGGTTCAAATGAATTGGTTTGAAAATAAAACAACGCAATTAATAGCTCTTGTTGGTATTGTTACAACGCTGGCTGGCTTCGGCTATCAAGGCGCTCAGTATGTTAATAGATTAGATAACTTAGAAGCTCAAATAGGTGGTATAGGTGATACCGAACAAAAACAAAAAGTTATTGAGGAAAGATTTGCAGGTATAGAAAAGTCTGTACAATATTTAGAAAAACAAATAGATGGTATTTCTGTTCCAGATGTTACTGAAATAAAAACAGATATAGCTACAATTAAAGCTGACATTCAATCTCTTAACAAAGAAGTAGATAAATTAGAAAGCAAGTTAGAAAATAAAAATCCATTAGCGGGGTAATTATGAAATTTGGTTTAATTAAAAATGTAGTAGGGGCGCTTGCTCCAACTTTAGGATCAGCTTTAGGTGGTCCGTTAGGCGGCCAAGCAGCATCGGTTATTGCTGGGGTTCTTGGTTGTCAATCAGATCCAAAATCTATTAACAAGGCTATTCAAGCGGCTACTCCAGAACAAATGTTAGAGCTTAAAAAGGCCGAACAAGATTTTGAACTTCAAATGAGAGAGCTAGATGTAGATATATTTAGACTAGAAACAGTAGAAAAACAAGACGCTAGAAAAACTTTTAACAAAGATTGGACAGCTAGAATTATGGGTATTGCTGTTGTTGGCGGATTTATGGGTTATATTTTTTTAGTAACTTTGCAACCACCAGAGCAAAACTCTGAAGCATTAATAAATCTTGTTCTTGGTTATCTCGGAGGGTTAGCAAGTGCGGTTATTTCATTCTATTTTGGAGCCTCCAATACGGGTGATAAAAAAGATGACGAGTAGAACTACAGTACAATCCGTTGCATCAGATTTAAAATCGCATGAGGCGAAATGTGAGGAAAGATGGAAGACTATATTTCGAGAAACAGCAGAGATAAAGCAAGAAATGAACGATTTAAACAAAACCCTAAGAATGGCAATGTTTGGGACTTTTGGTTTTATGGGAACTTTGTTCATCGCTTTTGTAACAACCGTATTCGGCAATTAATGCACACTTCAGACGAAGGTTTCGAGCTTATAAAAAAATTTGAAGGCTGTGAGCTTGAAGCTTACCAATGTGCAGCAGGCGTTTGGACTATAGGTTATGGCCATACCAAAGATGTGCAAGAGGGCGATAAATGGCCTAAAGAAAAAGCAGAATTTATGTTATGGCGTGAACTAGAAGATGAATACGAACATTATGTTAATTCATTAGTAAAGTCACCAATTAATCAATGTCAATTTGATTCTTTGGTTTCTTGGACATACAACCTGGGGCCAAATAATTTAAAAAAATCTAGCATGCTTAGAGTTTTAAACGAAGGGAAATACGATGAGGTTCCTACTCAAATGAAAAGATGGAATAAGGTAAAAGGCAAAGTTTTGGCTGGCCTTACAAGAAGAAGAGAAGCAGAATCTTTAATGTTTGAGGGTAAGCCTTGGGAACATATATAAAATGGCTTTACAGAAAACATTATTTAAACCAGGAATAAACAGAGAAGGTACTGACTACAGCAATGAGGGCGGTTGGTTTGATGTTAACCTTGTAAGGTTTAGAAAAGGATTGCCTGAAAAATTTGGTGGCTGGGTTAAAAATACAACTGAATCTTTTTTAGGAACTTGTAGGGCTTTACACGCCTGGGTTTCTTTGGGTGGGCAAAAATTACTAGGTTTAGGAACAACTTGGAAATATTACATACAAGAAGGTAATGTTTTTTACGATGTTACACCTATTAGAGCAACAACAACAAACGGGATTACTTTTTCTGCTACTAACGGCAGTTCAATCATAACAGCCACAGATTCATCTCATGGCGCAGTCCAAAACGACTTTGTTACAATAGCTGGCGCGGTTTCTTTAGGGGGATTAATTACAGCAAATGTTTTAAATCAAGAATATCAAATAGCAACAGTACCATCTGACAATACTTATACTTTTATAGCTAAAGATACTTCAGGCGATACCGTTACTGCAAATGCAAGCGATTCAGGTAATGGTGGAGCAGGGGTAGATGGTGTTTACCAAATAAATGTAGGTCTAGATGATTATGTTCCATCTACAGGATGGGGAGCAGGATCTTGGGGCGAGGGAACTTTTGGTTCTCTTACAGCTTTGGCAGAAACAAACCAACTAAGATTATGGTCGCATGACCATTTTGGCGAAAATTTAATTATTAATGCTAGGAATGGTGGTATTTATAAATGGGTAGAAAACGATGGCGTTTCCACTAGAGCTGTTGCACTTTCTGGAATATCTGGAGCTAACCTTGTTCCAACCAAAGGCATACAAATTATTGCTTCTGAAAAAGACAGGCATTTAATTGTTTTGGGCGCCGATCCTATTAGCGGTAGCTCTAGGTCTGGAACAATTGACCCGATGCTAATTGCATTTTCCGACCAAGAAAATGAATTAGAATTTGAGCCTTTAATTACTAATACTGCTGGTTCTTTAAGGCTATCTTCTGGATCTTCTATTATTGGAGCCAATAAATCTCGTCAAGAAATATTAGTTTGGACTGATACTGCTTTGTATAGTATGCAGTTTGTTGGACCTCCGTTTACTTTTGCTGTTAACTTAATTAACGAAGGAACAGGTTTAATAGGGCCTAAAGCATCTGTAACAGCTCCTTCTGCTGTATTTTGGATGAGCTACAATAATTTTTACGCTTACAATGGTACGGTTCAATCTGTTCCTTGCAGCGTGCAAAACTATATTTTTTCAGATATTAATTTAACTCAATCTTTTAAAATTAACGCCTTTACAATTGCTGATAAAAGTGAGGTGGGCTGGTTTTATTGTTCAGCAGATTCTAGAGAAATTGACAGATATGTTATTTACAATTACGCAGAACAAACTTGGGTATATGGGTCTTTAAGCAGAACAGCGTGGCTAGATTCTGGTATTGAGAACTTCCCTAGAGCTGTAAGTAGCGGCTATCTTTACGAACAAGAAACGGGCTTTGACGATGATGGCTCGCCGATGACAAATGTGTTTATTGAAAGCTCAGACTTTGATATAGGCGACGGAGAACAATTTAGTTTTATTAGAAGATTAATACCAGACTTTAAATTTTTATCTAATTCTGGCGGCGGAAAAGTTAATATTGTTGTTAAAACAAGAAACTTTCCAGGCGATTCTTTAACAACAAGAGCAACCAGCTCTATTGGTTCTACAACGCAGCAAAGCAATATTAGAGCAAGAGGCCGACAAGCTGTTTTAAGGGTTGAATCGGATGATGACGATACCAGCGGAAACCTAAGTGTTGGCTGGAGATTGGGGGCGACTAGGCTAGACGTAAAGACAGACGGTAAGAGATGAGCAAAATTCTGCAAACTCAACTTCCGTTAGCTTACGGGGATACAACTTCTGTTGATGTTTTTAATAGACTTGTACGTATTTTAGAGATAAACTTAGGATCAGTAGACCCTGATAATACTTTACAGTTATCAACTACTGAACGTGACAAATTAAACTTTAATATTGGCACGCTAATCTTTAATACTACAACCGAAGTGTTGCAAGTATATAACGGGCATGAGTTCTTAGATTTGGGAACACCCGCTAACCCTCAAGGATACCAAGTTAAAGCTTTGGTTGGAGATGTTTCTGTAAAAACTAACGGGGATATAACAATAAATTTAGGTTCATCTTTATATGGCTGGGGTATTGAGAAATATTACACCTAAGATGCTAAAATAACATATGGAACAAGGTATGCTAAACAACGGACAGAGACAGCAACTAGAAGGAATTGCAGCTTTAGGCAGAAACGAAGATACTTATTTGGCTCACGTAGCGCCAGATGAGATGATCGTCCCAGCTCAAGCTTTACGCGATAACCCACTTTTAAAACAAGCAATTCAAAAATCTATTTCTAAGTACGGGATTGATCCTAATCAATTCTTAGTTGGAAATGGCAGTATGGATTTAAACCCTTTAACGGGATTACCAGAGTTTGGATTTTTATCTAAAATTTGGAAAAAAGCTAAAAAGATAGTTAAAAAAGTTGCTCCTGTAGCGATGCTTGTACCTGGGGTTGGAACAGCTTTAGGTGGAGTATTGGGCGGTATTGGTGGCTTAGCTACTAAAATACCTGGTGTTGGTGGCATGCTTGGAAAACTTGGTACTTCAGCAATGTCTGGAATAGCTAAGTTGGGCATACCAGGAATTTCATCTATAGCAGGCGGTACAGCTGGTGGTTTTGGAGGAATTGCTGATGCTCTTACAACAAA